AATTTGTTAAACGAAGAATAATTTAAACGAAGAATAATTTAAACGAAGAATAAATTTAATCTTCTTCATCTTTTTTTAGTTTAGACGTTTTTTTTCCTTCTTCATCTTCTTCCTCCTCCTCCTGCTCATCTTCATCCTCTTCTTCTTCATTTTCTTCTTCATTTTCTTCTTCTTCATTTTCTTCTTCATCCTCATCCTTTTTTTCATCTTCATCTTCATCTACATTTTCTTTTTCTACCACTTCTAATGTCATAGGTTTGGATGGTATCACTGATACTAATTTTTCCAATACATCTGTTTTTTTTGGAACAATTGTCTTTTTTTTAGTATTCATTATACTTGGTATTGGTTTTTGTACATTTCCTTTTCCTTTTGTATTCGTCTTTAATTTAGCAATTACAGAAACAAATTTATCATTTAATTCAAATCGTTGTCCTATAACTCTTGCAACAAACACATCTCCTTCTTTTATTTGTGAAAATTCATCAATATTATAATTATGGTCTCTTGTGATAAAAACAATTGCAGGACTTGGTTTTTCTGTTGTTGTTATTTCTGCACGAATGCCTGCTTTTGTTATATTGATTGCAGTACAATGAATCAACATTCCTTCTACAGGAAAACATGTTAAACATTCAAACATTACTTCATATATAACATAATTACTTTTTAACAACCCACTTGAATAAGATTTTATTAAACACGATTTAGGTTTTATATAACCTTCAACAACACATTTCCCTTCACATTCATCTTTTAACTTTTGTAATAATGTTTCATTTATATTTTTACCAATAGATGTAATATCCAATTTTACACTTCTTGTAATCAATGATTTTGAATATAAATATGTGTCTGTTATATTTGGTTTGTTAAATTTCTTATTTTGAGTCATTTTGTAATTCATATTATTAATACTAAAATATTATATTTATTATAATTCAATTTTATATTATGTTGGATTCCATTTATTAAATTTTATTAATTTCTGTGTTTCATAATCTAAAAACCATGTTTTATCATCTTTTTCTTGTATTTGATAATATCGCAATATAAATTCACATAAAATACATAATTCATATTTATTCATATATTTTGTATTTACTTTACCATTTTGTATTTCTAGAGAATAAAAAAATGTTCTAAATTTTTTTGTTAAAGGTTTTAAAGGTACATAAATTTCTCTACCAATAATACTATTTAATAATTTTATTTGATTCATTTTGCCTGCTTGATCACAAATACTACCTTGTTGAACTCTCTTTCCTTCTGGAAAAGTATTTTTTGTTTTAAATACCATAATAGAAGATTTTAAATCAATAAATCCTACATATTTATTAAAATTATTTTTTGATGTTTGTTCAATTAATAATTCATCTATTGTTTTAATTAAACTATTTCTTTGTGTGATTTCCCAATGAATATTTTCTTTATTTGTAACATAATAAGTTGTTTCATTCTCTATGTAGAGAACATATGCATACTTGTCATCTAAATCAACAAATTTTTTTATACAAGAAAATTTTAATAAATCGTTAAATTCAGTTGAATCCAATTTAAATATAATTTGAAATAAAGACATTTTATCTTCTGGCAATAAAAAATCAATAATATTATCAATTAATATTTGTTTCAATACATCTTCATGAATTGCTTCTCGTTCGTTTAATAATATTCCATCGTTATTTAAATTTTTCATTACAATGCCAATAATACTATATTTATGTTTCCATTCAGGGTCGCCATCTGTAAATGTCTCTATTTTTTCTAAATCAGTTGTTTTATAAAATTCCATTGCTAAATCATAATAATTTTTAATTTGTGTTAAAACAGTAGATTTCAACGTAATCTCTTGAGGGAATGATACTTTATTTTCATTTATTACAGGAATGTCCTTGACATCATATTCATTAAACTCTTTGTCAACAAGAATATTTATATTTTGTCTTTTATAATCAATTGGAATTTCTCTATTTAGTAGAGAAATATTTGGATTATTTAAATCTATTGGTTGAAATAAATAATATTCACCAATATTTACCAAATGACCTTTTTTACCATGTCTATCAATTAATATTTCAGTTGGTTCATTAATCAATTCAGTTAATGCATAATTTATTTGTTCTTGAGAATAAATAACAACATTATTAATTTCTTTAATTAATGATTCTCTACTATAGTAATAATTTTTCTTAAAAAGAAATCTAATTTTATTCATTACTTTGTCAATATTCATTTTTATAAATGATTCTGTATAAGTTTGATTATTTATTTTCTCTTCTTTGAATGAAGGATTACATTGATATTGGCATGTTTCCATATAATCACACGTAGCAGTATATGCTTCATCTCCTACTTGAAAAGAAAATGGTTCGTCTGGTCTAGTAGAGAGACGAATGCTTAGATTTGTTCTCATATTTTCTATATCAAAATTAGTTTGATTATGATTTAAAATACAATCTACTGCTGTTTCTTTTAATAATCTAGTAACAATACCTATTTGTTTTGCTTTATATTCGGCAATTCTATATATGTATAAATCGGCAGCTTCAATTGATTTATTAAATGGTAAAATTGTTCCATGTAAAAATATTTGTACATTTCTTTCTTGCAAAGGTAATTTTTTATGACTAAAATTTCTAACTGCTCTACCTATAATTTGTTCAATACGATTAATATTGTACCATGGATCTAAAATATGAACTTGTCTAATAAATTTAAAATCAATACCTTCTGAACCTGCTTGAGATATTAATATTACTTTTATATATTTACCTTCACTATTTTTATCATCTGTTATATTTTTTAATTCTTCTTTATTATTTGGAGACAATTTTTTATCTCCTGTAATCATTGAATAACACGCAGGTAATAGTTTTTTATTTCGTCCATCTATTTTTTCAAATGTCGTACTATCTATTGATGGAATTTTATAACTTGGGTCAAATAATGAATTACCATTAAATCTTTTAAAACCTAATTCTTCTAATGCAAGTGCCATTGGAATTAATCCACTATCAATATATTGAGAATATATCAATATGATTCCTTGAGAAACTATATTTTGTGATGAATTATAAATATTTTCACAAATATTTTTTATTTTTGAACTATAATTTCCTATAATATCTGGTTTAAATATTTGATATTTTGGTTCAGTATATTTATATTTAAAATTACCCTTTTTCGTAACCGTATCTGTATATGTCATTATATTTTTTAATCCATTTGTTCCAATTAAATTTTTATCCAATATATCCTTATTTTCTGGAGTCCCATCTTCTTGTTCTTCTGCCTCTTCTTGTTCCATTCCACCTTGTTGAGATTCCTCTTGTTCAGAACTATTTTGTGGTAACGATTCTTCAGAGGATTCTTCAACAGGTTGAGATTCAGTTTCTGTATTGGATAAAGAAGATAATTGTTCCTCTTGTTCAACTGGTTCTTCTTCTACAGGTTGTTCTTGTTCAACAGGTTGTTCTTGTTCAACAGGTTGTTCTTGTTCAACAGGTTGATATTCTTGTTCAACTGGCTGTTCTTGTTCTACAGGTTGTTCTTGTTCAACTGGTTGGGTTTCTTCTTGTTCAGAACTATTTTGTGGTAATGATTCTTGAGGGGATTCTTCTACTGGTTGAGATTCAGTTTCTGTATTGGATAAAGAAGATAATGGTTCTTCTTGTTCAGCTGGCTGCTCTTGTTCAGCTGGCTGCTCTTGTTCAGCTGGCTGCTCTTGTTCAACAGGTTGAGATTCTTCTTGATTTTCTTCAACAACTGGTTGAGATTCAGTTTCTGTATTGGATAAAGAAGATAGTTGTTCAGCAGGTTGCTCTTCTACTTGTTGAGATTCCTCTTGTTCAGAACTATTTTGTGGTAACGATTCTTCAGGTGATTCTTCAATTGGTTGGGTTTCTTCTATAGGTTGTGTTTCTTCTATAGGTTGTGTTTCTTCTTGGGATGGTTCTTGTTCTACAGGTTGAGTTGATTCAGTAGATGATTCAGTAGATGATTCAGTAGTTGATTCAGTTGATGGTTCACTAGTTGATTCAGTAGATGATTCAGTAGATGATTCAGTAGTTGATTCACTAGTTGATTCACTAGATGGTTCACTAGTTGATTCAGTAGTTGATTCAGTAGATGATTCAGTAGATGATTCAGTAGATGATTCAGTAGTTGATTCAGTAGATGATTCAGTAGATGGATAATATTCTTCTAAAGATACATCTGGAATGGGATTTCCAGGATTTGGATATGTAATAATTAATGATTGTATTAATGGTTGAAGAACAGTATAATTAAATGTATTAAATTCTTTAAAATCTACTTTATTTCTAAACAATTGTTCTTCAAATAATAATTTAATTAAATATTTATAAACAATAGTTTGATATTCACCTAATTCAGTAAGATATAATCCCAAAATATTATTTTCTTTAATTTCAATCATTTTTCCATTCATTTGAATAGTAGGAATAGGAAAGTTTTCGTTAAAAGAATGGTCAGGAGCAAAATATTTTGGATAGATACGGAATGGAAATGTATATGGATTTTCTCCTCTAACAAAAGAAACATACCCTGTTGCCTTTTGAATAAGAATTTCTCTACCTTCTTCTTTTAGATTTTCATCTTTATCAAATACATCACTAATTTTTATAATAGAACGACGGTCATTCATATTCATCATATTTAATATCCAAATAATTTCTTCACAACTGTTAAACATGGGAGTAGCAGTTAAAAATAATAATCGTAAATTATGTACTACTTTAACTAGTTTTTGAAAAGTTTTTGAAGCAATTTTACCTTGTTTACTTTCATTAATATTTTTCATATTTTGTATTTCGTCAATAATAATAAGACTATTATTGAATTCATTTTGCAAGTTTTTAACAGTTTGTTTATCATCATTTGGATGAGTAAAATGATTAATATAATTTGCAAATTGTAAATATCCAAAAAAAGAATAATATGAATTAATTAATTTATTAACTTGTTTTAATAAATCTTCTCTACTTAAGTTGGAATTTAATGGATTTACTTCTTTAAGAATTTTATTACCAATTACATCATTCATAGTAGAAGAATCTACTAAACGTCGTTCATCAAATAACTGTAATTTAAAATTGTCTTGAACATTAGGAGATGCAACAATAATTATTTTTTTATTAATTCCCATTTTTTTCAAATAATCACGCATTTCTTCGGCAATGCCAATAGCAGTCAATGTTTTTCCACTTCCTAATCCATGAAATAATAATAAACTATTATAAGGTGTTTGAAAAGATAAATAATTTCTAACGAAATTTTGATGTGGTGCCAATTCAAAATCAGCGTCAATTAATTCCTGTGTATATTTTTCAAAATTAGTTTGATTTTCTAATATATCGTCTACTCTTTCATGTAATTTTCCATTATATTTAGTTTCTTGAAATTCTTGTTTTTCGGCAATTTTTATGTTAAAATTAACATCATTTAAAGTTGGATATAAAAAATCATTTTCATCTTCTAATGATTGATTTCTTTCTATTTTTTCTTTTTCAAATAGAAATTGATTACATTCCTTACTATATGGATTATTTGTTTCTCTACATTGTTCACTTAATGATGTTAATTCTGGAGAAATAGTAGGATAATCAATCATAGTTTTATTTTCTTTGACAGAGGATTCATTTTGAATGATAACAGGAACGTTTGTATTTAAAATAGAATGATTTGCATTTTTAGTAGGTAATATAATTTCAACATCATTTCCTAATACTTTTCTTTTTTTTTTAGTAATATTCTTTTTTTTCTTGATATCCATTATATTTATAATGATATAAAAGATTCTTGACTAAAGCGTAATTTGATTAGAAAGTAGAGACTAATAAATAATATTTTCTATAAGAGTATTATGTACATTAGATAATACTTTTTGTTTCTCTATATGATACGGACGAATTGAAGATAAACATTCTTCATACGTTTTCCATTCTAATTTGCTTACTTCAGACGTTTGATATTTTAATTTCTCTACTGATAAATTATTTTTGTTTGGTTTTACGATGCCAATAAAATATTTATGTTTATAACATTTATGATTTGACCCTATAAACAACTCTTCAAAAGGAAGAATATTATCAATAATATCAAAATCATCCATGTTTATTCCTGTTTCTTCTTGGCATTCTCTTAATGCACAATCTAAATCTTTTTCTTGATAATTTTTTCTTCCTTTTGGAAATTCCCATTCAGTATCAATCCATTTTGTATTGCTTCTTTCAATTAAATCTTTTAATGTTACAATAGTATCATTATGATTTATTCCATTGAATAATAATTCAAACTTTTTCTTAGATTTGAACGCTTCTGTTTTGTATAAAGGATTCATAATAGGTTGTCCCCATAATTGTTTCCATAATTCTTCAAAAGATAGAGAAAGTAATTTATTTTTTTCTTCAATTGACATTTCATCTATTTTTTGTTGAACTTGATGTAAATTATACGGATTGTATTTACCATAAATAAAATCAATATAACCAAAACTATCTTTTCTTCTAATCATTAAATAATAATGAATATTGTTGATTTTTTGTAAAAGTATAATTCCACAACTAATAATAGGTAATTTACATTGATGTAGTACATGACCATTTTTGGAACAATTATTACACAACATCATTTTATTATGAATAAAAATATATTTATATTAAGTAGAGAACAGAAAGAAAATTTCTTGTATTATGAAAATGAATGAAATGATTATTGAACCAACCATTTGGGGTCCTCATTATTGGTATTTTTTACATACAATTGCTTTTTGTTATCCATTACATCCAAATACAATTACAAAAAAAAAATATTATGAATTTATTCATAATTTATATTTATTTATTCCAAATAAAAATATTTCTAATAATTTCAGTCAATTATTAGAAAAATATCCAGTTACACCCTATTTAGATAATAGAGAATCATTTGTTAGATGGACTCATTTCATACATAATAAAATAAATAAAAAATTAGATAAACCAATCATTTCATTACAAGAATTTTATGATATATATAAAAAGAAAAATAAACCTCCAAATAATAATAATTTTATTCAAATAAAAAAAATAATAAAAAAGGTAATGTATTTTATATTATTCATTATATTTTCTGGATTAATATATTATTTATATAATAAATAATTGTATATATATATGAAACATGGAGGAAAATTAGTTGAATCAGGAGGATTTGGTTGTCTGTTTAGACCACAACTAAAATGTAATCCAAAATTTGTATTGGCAGGAGATAATCGTAATTTTGGAGATAGTGGTATTTCAAAATTAATGCCAATAAAATATGCAATGAGTGAATATAACGATATCAAACGATTTATTCCTATTTTAAAAACGATTCCAAATTATAATAAATATTTTATTATATCAGATTATACATTATGTAGACCTGATAATTTATCATTAGAAGATTTAATGGATTATGATCAACAGAGTTGTAAAGCATTACATAGAAGATTTAATATAACTTCAAAAAATATAAATCAACGTTTGGATGAAGTACTTGCAATAAATATGCCGTTTGGAGGTGAGGACGTAGATTCATTTATTAAAAAAACGATATATGATAAATCTGTAATGATTATTTTTAATAAAAAAATGATTGATTTATTAACAAATGCAATTATTCCAATGAATAAAAGAGGGATATTTCATGTAGATATAAAATCAGACAATATTTTAGTATATATAAAAGATGGTGAATTAATGTTGAGGTTAATTGATTGGGGATTATCTGTATTATATATTCCAAATGTTATAAATGATTCACAATATTCAGACAATGGTTTTACAAATGAATGGAAATATATTCCTTCAAAACTAAGAAATAGACCTTTTCAATTTAATGTTCCATTTTCGTTTGTTTTATTATCTTCAAATTTTAATTATATATATACTAGTTTATTAGTATCAAAGAATGGAAAAATAACAGAAGAAGATATTAAAGAATTTGTAATTAGTTATTTTCAAAATTATATAAATTTAAATAAATTAGGACATGTAAAATTATTTAATACATTTTTTAAACATAACAATACTTTAACTTCTATTTTTGCCGATAATGATAATCCAATACGACTTCAAAATCTAAAAATAATAAATAAAATAGATCTTATATATGAATATTTGTATAAAATATTAATTAAATTTACAAGACCATATTCATTTGATATATTAGGATATTTTAATAATGTATACATAAAAAATTTGGATGTTTGGGGATTTATAATGTCATATATTGCACTAACAGATAATGCAACAAATGTTCTCTATCCAAATTATAATAATAAAATTAATAATACAGTAATCTCCTTATTAGATATTTTATTAAAATATAGTGTTACGCCAATTGATATTACAGAAGTAAAAAAAACAATATTATATTTAAATTATCAATTGGCAAATAAGAAAACAAGAACGAAAAGAACAAAAACAAGAACAAGAAAAAGGAAAATAGTTTAATGTATTTTGAAAGATATATAATATTATTATATGAAACTAGAAATAATAATATTATTGATTATTGGATTCATTGTGTTTAACATATATTATGATTGGAAATTCATAAAAATGTTTTATTTATATAAAAAATACTTTACAATTGCAGTTGTAATAATTTTAGGATTATTAATATATTTATTAATAAAACGAGATCCATTACAAACAAAAAAAATACTATTGTATGCAAATAATGTTGTAAAATACATGCCCATTGATAAAAAGTCAATAGATGTTATATCACCTATTTTAGATTTTACAAATAAACAAAATTCATCTTCATCTTTTATGACAGATATGAATACATCATTAAATAATACAACAATAAAAGCAACCAAAAGGTCTGTATCAGAAACAAAGAAAAAATTTGTTGCCTCACAACAAAATTGGAGATGTGGTCAATGTAATTCTCAATTAAATCATACTTATGAGATAGACCATAGGGTTCGGTTAGAATATGGTGGAAGTAATGAGGTTAATAATTTGGTAGCCTTATGTAGGAATTGTCACGGAGAGAAAACGGCAAAAGAAAATATGTAATATATATATGGAAAATCAAAAAAATCCTGATGTTAAAAAACATGTATTATCATCATTTGATTATGAATTGATTGAAAAATTTTTTTCAGGTAAATTAACATTATCTATAATATATTTTTTATTAATATTTATATTTATAATAATACTTTTTTCAACAAAATATATTACCATCAGTTTATTATTTTCTATATATTTTTTTTACTTGTTTTTTAAACAAATGTATAAAATAATATATTCCAAAGATAGAGAAAAAGATATTGGATACACAACAATGATTATACCTACATTTTTAATTGTAGTTGCAATTATTTTTAATTTTATACTTCCTAGAAATGAATCTATTAGTGATGATATTAATAATCCAAACATGGAAGGTTCAGTTATTGTTATTATTTATTCAACCATTATTTATAGTATTTTATTCACACTTTGGTTGATATATCATTCTTTTGATGAAAATAAATATTTATTATTAGGAATTTCTATTTTTTTTATAATTTTATATATTTTATTTTCAATCACTATAAATAATATTTCTACTTATAAAAATACATTTTTTGTAAATGTTTTATTATTTACTCCTTTTTTATTTTCGGCATTTTATATTCTTATTATGATTTCCAGTCATTTAAAAAATTTATTTATAAATGTTGAATCTAATCTTCTCTATAATCCAGGATATAGTGATTCATCCAATCAAGACAACTTTATAAGTACTATATTTAATAAAGATAATAAAAATTATGTGAATATTTTAATTTTATGTTATTATATAATATTATTTGTTTGTTTTATTATATTTTTAGTTTCTGCAAATAAAACGTCATCCAAATGTAATTTTAGTGATTATTCTATTTATGTAATTAATGGATTAATTATCGTCATATTATTAGGTCTTACTCTTCAAATGACTAAAAATGGTAAAGAGAAAATGTCAATACAAGATTTTAATAAATTTTTTGGGATTCCTGATCATTTACAAAATGCAATTAAAGAATATAAGTTTACTATGCCTCCTGAAGATTCATCCAAAATATCTTCTTTAATTATTTATAACATTATTATATCAAAATTTTTTAATGATGATTGTTTCTCTATAATGGATAGATTTCCGTCCATTTTTATATCTTTAGCATATCTAATTACTTTTTTTATTTATTATAAAATAATAGATTCTGAAAATAAAAGTAAAAATG